GTAGAATCTATTTTAGAAAGATTAGCCACAGGTCAATCAATTAGAACTGCTGTTATAGATGAGGGTATTACTTGGCCTACATGGAGAACATGGCTCCGAAATAAAGCAGATCTTCGTGAGAAGTACGACCAAGCGAAAGAAGACGGAATAGAATATACACTTGGCGAGATAGAACACATAGCACAAGACACAGTACAAAGAGCCAAGACAAAGAAGGCAGATATTATTGAAGTAAAGGCAGTTGAAACACTCATTAAAAATAAACAGTGGTTAGCATCAAAACTACATGCTAAGAAATATGGAAGTCATCAACAAATGACTATAGGAAACATTGAGAACCAATCATTCAAAATTGATTGGGATAAATGATTAAATTTATAGATCTTTTAAAGAAATATGATGAGTTTATTAATAGAAATGTATTTAGATTAATAAATTTTGTTTTGAAAAGTGTTGAGATTATTTATTTAATTATAAAAACGCTCATAACTTACACAGAAACCCTTATAAGAAGAAAATTAATAAAAAGGGGCAGAATCTTTATAAGAAACCGCTATAAAGTTTGATTATTCTACCAATAATAGAACAAAATTAGTACAAAATCATTAAAAAGCCTTATAAATCAACAATAATCACACAGTTTGCAGTTGTTGGCTCTAAATTGGGCTAATTATTGATTAATAATAGCCTGATATATGTTAAGCACCCCCTTTGGTATCTTAATATTATTATTAGGAGTGATTTCAACCCAGTACAGTTTTCTCATGGGCTTTTTGGTGCTGATGAGAAGAATCGAACTTCCGACCTCTATCTTACCAAGATAGCGTTCTACCACTGAACTACATCAGCATATCTGATTTATAGCATGATTGACTTTACTTTGAACAAAAAAGATATCCCTGAAGGTAAATTACATAGTGAATTAACCATATTAAACTGGGATAGAAAAGAACAAATGCAAAAAAAGATTTGTTTGTATTGTGATGCTTGGGGAACTTTCGCCATTCAGCCGAAAGACGCATTTAGACAATACTATTTCTTATGCGGAGACCATTATTCAAATGAAAAAAACAAAAAAATCTAAATCTAAAATTGATGTATTTGCTCTTTTTGTAAAAGAAATCAACGAGAAGACTCCAATTACACAACATTCGGGCAAAGGTGTTGTTTCTGACAAGATTGTGGCTCGTATTCAAGACATCTATCGGGGGGAAAAGAAAGATGCTTAATGAAAATTACAATACCCTATAAACCCCGACCATTACAAAAACAAATACACAAAAACATAAAAAGATTTAATGTTTTAGTTTGCCACAGACGATTTGGAAAGACTGTTTTAACAGTCAACGAGATTATTAAGAAGTGCCTACAAAATAAACTTCCTAGACCTCGCTATTATTATATCGCACCGACATACAGTATGGCGAAAAGAATAGCTTGGGATTACCTAAAGCATTATACCTCTGTTTTACCCCAAATGGAATATCACGAAACAGAGTTAAGGGCCGATCTTCCTAATGGCGGAAGAATACAATTATTAGGCTGTGAACGCCCTAATACCTTAAAAGGACTATACATTGACGGAGTAGTTCTTGATGAAGTAGCACAAATGCCACCGAAGATGTGGACAGAAGTTATTCGTCCTGCTTTATCAGATCGTAAGGGCTTTATGATAGCGATTGGAACTCCAGCAGGCCATAATTCTTTCTTTGAACTCTATAATCATGGAAGGCAAGATGAGAATTGGTATGCAGAGATATTTAAAGCTAGTGAAACTGGTGTTGTTGACCAAGAAGAACTAGATGAAGCTAAAAAGTTGATGCCCCCTGAAATATACGAGGCAGAATATGAATGTAGCTTTGAAAGTTCTGCGATTGGCTCTATTTACGCTATGTCTTTATCCAAAGCGGACAAAGAAGATAGGATTACAAAAGTTCCTTATGACTCTACCTTAAAAGTAGATACTTTTTGGGACTTAGGTATGCGAGATAAGACTGCTATTTGGTTTTGTCAGCAAAAAGGATCAGCCATTCATTTGATTGATTATTTTGAAGACTCAGGGGAGTCTTTAGAATATTACGCCTCAGTTCTTGATGAGCGAGGATATACTTATGGAACACACTATCTACCTCATGATGCTAATGTCAGAGAAATCGGCACTGGTAAGTCTCGATTAGAGATAGCACAGTCTTTAGGATTAAGAACAAGCATTGTTCCTAAGATGAGTTTAGAAGACGGCATCAATGCAACAAGAATGACATTAAGTCGTTGTTGGTTTGATTACGAAAAAACAAAAGAAGGTTTAGACGCTCTACGACAATATCGTTGGGCCACAACAGACAAAGGCGAACAAAAGAATAGGCCCTTACACGATTGGACTTCGCACAGTGCAGACGCATTTCGTTATCTCTGTGTGGGATTACAAGAATCTCAGAATTGGGGAGTTAAAATTAATTATCCAAAATTAGCTATAGTATGAAGATTACAAAAGAAAAATTAAAATCACTGATCTCACAAGAGATAAGAAACTCTTTAGGATATTATGGTGGTGATTTAACACAACAAAGAAGGCAAGCCCTCAAATATTATTTAGGTGAACCATTAGGAAATGAAGTAGAGGGACAGTCACAGGTACGCTCTCAAGATATGTTAGAGGTAGTCGAAAGTGTATTGCCTTCGATGATGAGAATTTTCACACAAGGTGAAAGCATTGTTCGCTTCGAGCCTCAAGGGCCTGAAGATGTAGCTTTTGCAGATCAAGCATCTGATTATATCAATCATATCTTTATGAAGGATAACAATGGTTATTCTATTTTACATACAATGTTCAAAGATGCTTTGATCTCCAAAAATGGTTTTGTAAAATACTACTGGAAGACATCAAAAGAACAGAAACAAGAGTCTTATAAAAATTTAACCGAAGCAGAATATCAATCATTATTAACTGACCCTGAAGTAGAAATTGTCGAAGTAGAAGATGGCAACCCTGATATTAGCTTAGAGGAATTAGGTCTTGGTGAAACAAAGTACGATGTCACTGTTAAAAGAGTCAAAGATATTGGTAGAATTAAGATTGAGAATGTACCCCCTGAAAGTATTTTAGTTTCTCGTACTGCGACTTCCCTTGATGATTGTAATTTTATAGCACAAAGAGTTTTTAAAACCCGATCTGAATTAATAGATATGGGATTTGATAAGAAAACAGTTAATGAATTACCTTTAGCTGATGAAGAGATTTACAACACCGAAGCAGTTACTCGTAGAAGTTATGATGATAGTTCTTTATCACAAGAATATCAAAATGTTGACCCTCTTCTAACGATTGTTTGTATTACTGATTGCTACATGCGATGTGATTTTGATGGTGATGGAATCGCTGAACTTCGTCATGTTGTAGTAGGTGGACATGGATCTGACTCTTATTACATACTAGAGAACGAACCTATTGAAGAAATTCCTTTTGCGATGGTTACGGCTATTCCGATGCCTCATCGTTTCTTTGGTTTATCAATGTACGACCTAATTGGTGATGTACAAGAAATCAAAACAACTCTTTTAAGGCAAATTCTTAACAACGCCTACCTTCAGAACAATGCACGAACTGTTGTTGTGGACGGACAGGCAAACATTGATGATCTCCTTACCTCTAGGGCTGGCGGGATTGTAAGAGTGAAGTCCCCTAATGCTGTCACTCCTCTACAGTCCCCCAACTTTATGCAAGAGGGATTAGCGATGATTGAAAAAGTAGATTCAATTAGAGAAACACGCTCTGGAGTCTCTAAAGTTCAAATGGGATTAGACAGTGATGTCATTAATAAATCTCATACAACTGCAACAAGTGCTAATGTGATGATGAACGCATCAACACAAAGAATTGAGCTTTATGCAAGAAACTTTTCAGAAGGTGTTAAGAGAATGTTTCAAGGTATTTTAACTTTAATTTGTAAATACCAAGATAAAGAAAGAATTATTAGATTACGAAATACTTTTGTTCCTATGAATCCTAGAGAATGGAATGATCGTTACAATGCAACAGTTCAAGTAGGATTAGGAACTGGCTCTCAAGATCAAAGACTAGAAGTATTAGGTAGAGTTTTGGGCGTCCAAGAGAAATTAATTCAAGCAGGGGGTATGGGTATTGTTGATCCTCAAAAGATTTATAACACCCTAGAGAAGTACCTAGAGAACGCTGGTTACAAAGATGCTAGTCAGTTCTTTAACAACCCCTCTAATAACCCACCCCCTAAACCAAAACCACCACAACCTGATCCATTAGTAGTTTTGGCACAAAAAGAATTACAGTTAAAACAGGCAAAAGAAAAAGCAGATTTACAATTAAAAGCTAGAAGACAACAATCGGAAGAAAGTTTTAAAA